GCAAGAATTCCAGCTAAATATAAAACCCAGGTTAGAGATGATGGGCCAAGTGAGTACGGACCTCCTAAGCAAGTATATTTTGAGTCCAGTGTGGGTGGGAAAAATTTTGCAACATCTCATGTTATAGATATCGCCGACTTTAAAGATCCAAACAAAAGAGCATTACAGGTAATAATGACTTCAGAAGCCAACCCATCTTTAAGAGGAAAAGGTTACGGAAAAGATTTGTACGAGCATATGGCTGAATATTCAAGAAAAAATGGATACACTGGATTATATGGAGATATAGGAACTTCTATTTCTGCAATGAGAGTTGTTGATAGCATAGCCAAGGGAAAGAAATTTAAAGTGGAAAAGGCTGGAGATCTACAATTCCGAAAAGATATCGGTGAAAAAAATGGAATGTGGGGAGGCGAGAATTATACATATAAGATATCAAATCAAGGTCATGTTCCTAATTACGGATTAGGAAATCTTTTTAGAAGGCAGAAGCCAAAAACATCAGATAGAGATTTCTTGGGTAAAGGACTCGGCGCTGCAGGAAAATTAATAAGCACACCTTTTAAAGATATAGGCTCTTTGTTAAAAGGGGGGTATAATATAGCTGATAAAGGCGGCGACCTTATAAGGAGAGGTATTATTGGCACTGCAAAGGGGGGGTATAATGCATATACCAACATTTTTGAAGCTGGAAAACATGGATTAGGCAAAGGTTTTGATCTTATGAAGAAATTTCCTAGAGCAACTCTTTATGGAGGAGGGGGAGGTTTAGGGTATAAATTTCAAGATCAAATCATGGGGGCTGTAGGTAAATATGGACCTAAAGCTCTTGAGATGGGCGGAAAATTAGGGAAGGGAGTTTTAGATGTATTTCAAAACCCAACAAGCCATATAGACTTAATATCTGCCGTGCTTGGAGGAGCCCTTCCCGCCTCTGTCTTGGGCCTTACACTGGCCGACGATATCTTAAGGATGAATAAGACGAGGAAAGACAACAAGGTGGGCTCGGACTTAAAAGCGAAGGGGAAACATAGAGGAAACTTACGCATAAGAGACCTTCCTGATGATTTGCAAAAAGTCGCAATAGGAATGTTAAGAGTAAAAGGAGGTCCTAATAATTTTGGATCAGCTAATAATGTACCCAAAGCAATGTTAGAAAAAATAGGAATGTCGGGCGGGCATATTCCTAATTTCGCAAGAAGGGGGAAAGGTTTACCTTCTCAAATGAATTCGGATGATAAAGCTATGAATACTTGGCTTGATGAGATGAATGCAAGTTTGAGAAATCCTGGGCCTAAAAAGTATTTTACTCCAAAAGTTTCATCAGGAAGATCTGTAGGCAAAAGATTTAGAGACCTTAGCCCTTCAATGATGGAGAAAGCGGCCATGATGTATTGGAAATCTGGCTATATGAAACCTGATAGACCGATACCTCCTCATCTTTTTCCTCATACTTTAATACCAAAAAATATGTTTGGCAGTTTGAGAATAGACAAACCAGGAAAATGGGACATGAGCACTAGCGAAGGGTTCGTTCCTAATTTTGGAATGAGGTTAAATGCGAATAAAATTAAAAGTATAGGGCAAGGCAAAATACATTCAAATAAGTTTGATGATACGATAGGAATGAAGGAGTTGGATAATATCTTAACAACTGGCTTATTTAAATCTTTAAACTATACATCTAAAGCTGGCAACGATTTAACTTATAAAAATGCTAGATGGGGAGTAAATAAATATAAAAAAGGAGCACCTCCTCCTGGCAATTATGTTTCTTATGGAGAAATGGATAAAGCTACAGGCACCCGCTCTATGTGGATCGGATCAACAGGTGAAGGGGCTGATGCATTTAGAAAACTAAAGTTAAATAGAATTCAAAGTGTCGTATCTCAAGGAAAGCATTTAAAAGTTGATCCAAATATGGCAAATTCTGGATTCGTTCCAAATTATTCAGCTTTCCATTATGATAAAAATCTCCCCATGTCAATGCCAAGAACGGGGGATCGAATATCATTTCTGAAAGCTTTAGAGTTTATGCCTGAGCAGAAATTGAAACAGGCTATGAAAATGTATGTCAAGGAGGGGATTTTTGACTTTAAAGGATCTTATCCTGGAATGTCAATGAAGGATTTTCAGTCAAATTTCCCAAAAGGAAGTTCTAATACATTAGGATTAGATTATTTAAGCAATAAAAGGCAGGGAGAAATCCTGCAGAACCCTGATGTTATGAAATCTTTTTTTAGATATATCACTGGAAAATCTACTTCCATAGGAATAGAATCCGCCTTAACAGCAGATGAGAAAAAACATTTCATGTCTAAGCATGGAATGATACCAAGAGTAAAAAGTATTGATGATGGCCTAATTCCTGGGCAAAAAAAGAAAGACAGGTTAAGTTTAATAAGAGAAGACTTTTTAACTGCTGGAGCATCGTCTCCTGGATCAAAGAGCGGGTCTGTTCAAGGGTATATACAAAAAGCTTTTAAACAAACGAGGGGAAGTGGCCATGTTCTTGATCCTTCTTTTAGAATGAACATACCAATGGCGCATCTTATTCGTCAAAATGAAGCTATGGCACCTAAGATCCCACTTGGATTGCCTTTTGATCCAGAAAGAAATTTAAGCAATTTAGATAAGCGCAAAAGACTTTTCCACAACCTTTCCAGATCAAACCCTGACGTCCTAACTGCTTTATCAAGACTGGGTAACCCAGGCAATCCAAGAGCTCCAGGGGGATCAGGAGGGCTTGCCCTTGGGTCGCAATATATAGATAAAGATGGTAATCTTAAGACTGTAAATAATAAATTTGGTGCGACAAGCGGAAGATTTAGAGGGGATGAGGCTATTACACGTCGAGCTGTAGATTCTGGATTATTGCGAGATATAATAGGAATAAATCAAGGAGCTTCTTTTGGCAACTCAACTGGGATGTCGGCACGAGACGCTGTATTGGGCTCAGCATTGGGTAAAGGCGGGATCGCTTCTATAAAAGCTCAAGATTTAATGGAGAAAGAAAATTATTCAGCTAGGCGGGCTGCGACTTTAGCGGGGGTTGAGTCAGATAGAATAAACAAGATTTATAAAGACCTTTTCGAGAAGAAAAAACAAACAGGTGCTCCGCGCGGCTCTGGTTTTGATAGAAATTTATTTAGCCAGCCGTTAAGCGCTAGAACAAGAAGGAAGTTTGGATTGAAAGGCGACGGGCATATACCTAATTATAGCTTATTTGGTCCAGGAGCAAGAGATGTATTATCTACAAAACCTGAATTCACAAACGCCGTGTCTAATGCTGTATCGAGAGAAGCATCTTTTGGCGTAACTCCTAAAGTTGTAACAGCTCCATCTCTAAAAAGCCTTACCAATCCTGGGCTTGCTGTGGTTAATAACGAGCAAGAAGGCGGAAAGCTAGCGAATGCTAGAAAATTGCATGGGAGATTAAATCCAAGACAGGGTTCATCGAAAGGAGTGATTCCAAATTATGCAACTCCACTAACGGCTCAAGATTTTTTGGCGAACAAAAGAATGGCTTATAAGACTAATGAATCTATGGGTTTGAAATCTATGGAGAAATCTTTTTATAATGCCAGCCAAGCAATAGATGCTGCTACTGCAAGCTCTAAAAAATTAAAAGCCGAAATGCAAAAAGCAGCTATTTCATTTGGTAATACAGCTAAATCAGCTAAAGAGGCTGAAGTCAGGACTCAATCATCCAGGGGAAATTTAAGCGACAGAAATAAAGGTTTTGCTAGGCAGTTATTTAGAAACGATGCTGCTCAAGCAATGATGAAAGATAGCAGAGTTGGCCCTTTAATGTCTAGCGTTATGAGCGGAGGAAAGCTTAACGAAGACATGTTGAAGGAAAAAATGGTTACAGCTAAAGCCTCTGGGGATAATACTACATTAAGAGCTTTACAGAACCTGAATAAAACTTTAGACAAATCAGCAAAAGCATCTATGAATTCGCCTAAATTCTTGGGCCAGCAATTGGGCAGTGGAATAGCTAATCAAGCGGCTATGAACAAGGTTTCCGATAGGGTGTTTGGAACAAAAGGGTATTCTAAGTCAGATTTAAATAAAGTATTTCTTCGGGATTACTTAGGGCAAAAAGGAGTTAATACCGAAGGCATGGGAACTAAAGCGATGAATTCAGTAATGATGGCTGGAGGCAGAGGGGCAGCTAGTGATTTTTCTAAATTCGCAGCTTCAGCAGGAGTCACTTCTTCTTCGGGTGTTCTGGCTAGAGGAGGTTTAATGAAGGGCGAATTCGGGAAATTAACTACAGACCAAAAAGGCGTAAGAACAACCTCTACTGGATTTACAAGAGATTTAAAATCCTTAGAAAAAGCTGTTGCAGACGGTAATAAAAAACAAATCAAAAGTTTAACTAAAGGGCTTCAAAAAGAAGCTGCAAGAATAGCGGCGAATCCCGCAGCTTTCAAGAGGTTGGAGGCGGTAAGGAAAGAGGTCGTTAACGCTGCCCAGCAGCAAAGAGCACAGCCTTCTGGATTTGCGGCAAAAGCTCAATCACACTTAGCTAGAGGTAATAATATAAGAGCTGGTTTTTTTGGAGGAATGTCTGGTCAAGGTGGGATGGGGTCAGGTATAGCTAATAGAGCGGGAGGGTTAGTTACAAGAGGTAAAGGGGCTCTTGGTAGTTTTGGAAAGATGGGCGGTATGGGAGGCCAGCTTGGGCTAGGCCTATCTTTTGCATTACCTATGTTAGCTGGAATGGTTTCTCCAACAAGAGCGAGGGATGAAAGAGCTACTTTTAATCAGCAAAGCGGTAATTTTGAAATAACAGAGGGTGGAGATAAAGAAAGAATGTCCTCAACAATGATGGGGGCAGGTATAGGAGCTCTTTTCGGTTTACCTGGAATGCTAGTTGGAGCAGCAATAGGTTTTGTCTCTTCATCAAAGAAGATGACTCTTTCTATAGATGAAATAGTTCAAAAACAAGAAAAGCAATTGCAACTTTTAAGTAGAAGTGTTCAGGCTGGAACTCAATTAGAAGGATTAATGGGCACAAGAGCTACAGCGTTTGGGCAAGGAGATGAACAAGGGTTGAAAAGAATTGACGCGGCTATAAATGCCACATTGGGACAGATTGCTGATGTCGAAGTTTTTGACGAAATGTCTAATGCTATGGGCAATGCTGACGCAATGAAAAATTTGAACAAAAGGCTTCAAGATAGATTAAGCATAGACGCATCAATTCAAAATTTTTCAGTTGCAACAAAAAATAAAGACTCAAAGTCTCAAGGTTTAGCTTTTGGTAATATTGTCGCCCAACAAATTTCTTCAGGCTTACTTAAAGAGGATAAATTTAAGGACGCTATAGCTGGAATAAGAAATCAAAGAAAAGAATTAAGCTCTAAAGGTTTGTTGAGAACTCCAGAAGAATTAGAAGGTATAAAAAGAAGAGCGAGTGGAGATGTAGGAACTTTCGAAGGATTGGGCGGATGGGGACTAGGAATAGGTGCGGGCATAGGTCTCGCAGTAGTTGGCGCACTAGCAGCCATACCTACTTTTGGAGCCTCCTTGGGTCTCACTGCGGTAGGAGCAACGATGGCTGCGGGCGCATCTGCGGGGTATGCGGTGGGACAATATGGAGAACAGGAAATCGCTAAAACTGAACTAGAAATAATAAGAGACCAGGAAGCTGATGCCGCTCAACATCTTGGCAAGCTAGCTGAAGCTGCGGCACTAACAGATAGGCAGTTTCAATCTTTAATAGCGGCCTACAACAAAGGAGATCAATCATTCGATGCTCTGTTAAAATCAACAGAAAAAACTGTAGAAGCTAATCTTAAAATGAGGAAAGAGAGTGAAAAGTTATCTGGAAGGATATTTAATTTAGATAAAGCTTTTGCTACGACTATAGCTAATTTAAAACAAGAAGCTCAAATAAAGTCGATAAGATCAGCTGGTGTTGGACAAAGACAAAATAGTGCAATAAGATTTTCGTCTCAATTTTCGGGATTCCAAGGTTCTGATATTCAAAAAAGAATGTCAAGAAGAACAATATCTTCGACTGAAGCGTTGAGATCATCTCAAATCGAAGCTAATGACTTAAATTCTAGAGCAGGTTTTGCGACAAAGTTTCAGCAAAAATTAAAAGGAACTAATTTACAAATTACCCAGCAAGCAGCGATACTTAATAAAGTAGCAACTGAAGGGTTTCAAGTATTAAGAGATCAGTTGAATTCTGGAAAAATAACTGGAACGATGGATATTCTGGGTGGAGCGGAGACTCCTGAAGCTAGGCTCGAACAGATCAATAAGATGCGGAAATCATTTATAGGGACTCCCAATGGCATAAGGAATAATCTTAAGAACAGAGATGACATGAGCGAGCTTAGGGACTTAGTCGCTCTTTCCGATGAACAGATAAATAAATTAACTATCAAACTGGCGGACGCAGCAAAAGCAGGTGTGGGCGGAAAGTTCGCCCAGGGAGCTGAGTTTAATTTAGATTTTGAGAAACAAACTGACGATGCAACTATTAAAGTTATACAAGATATAATTTCTGTAATTGACAGACAAAAAGAATTAGAACTAGAAAAAATAAAAGTTCAACAAGAAGCTCTTATATTGCAAGAATCTCAAAATATTATTTCAGCAAGAATTAATGAATTAATGACGACTCAATCAATGAGGATGTCTTTTAATGCATCGAAAGAAGATAATACGATAGCTAGGGCTCAAGCTAAATCGAAGTTAACTCAAGCAAATTTAAATTTTGAAAAAGATGGTATATTTAGATCTGGCTCAACTAGGCAAGAGAATAGAAGACAAACTGATATTCAAGAAAAAATATTTAAAGAGCAAGAATCGATCCAGGGTAAAGAATTAGCGGCCAGAGCAAAGATGGAAATAAGAAGGTTATTAAGTGACCAAAAAGTGATTTTTGCTTTAAATAATTTAGGAAGTGCTGTTAAAGATTTACTAGAGCCTCTGACTGGAAAAAATCCCCCCAATCTGGATAAGAAAATAAATTTAGGATTAAATGAAACTGGATTACTTAAGAAAAAGGAAGCCATCTCAAAAAGAACTAATATTCAAAAAGAATTGAATTCATCCCAAAAAAAAGCTAACGATACTGGAAGCAGGAAACAATTTTTGGGAGATATGTTAAATGTAGACAAGCAAGCGTTTGCAAAAGCAGAGGAAAGATACGAAGCGGGTAAGGGTCAGGCAATCGGGCCAAGAAGAGTAACAGACCTCAAGACAGAAATGGATAAAGCTGAAAAAGATCTAAAAAATACTCAAGCAAAATTAAATGCAAGTAGAGTGATTGATACGTCAGCACGAGAAGAAGTATTAAGAAATAAGAAAAAACTTAGAGACGCTCAAAAACAAGTTGAACGAGTGTCAACCGATCCAGCAAATCAAAAGGTTATAACTCTTAAAGATGTTCAAGCGGAAGTTGATAAAGTAACCAGGGAGATGATGAACCCCAATGGCGGAATTAATTTTAAGAGTACCGATGCTTTTGCAGGAAAAGTCGAGGCAATTTCACTTGATTCAATGGGGCTTGAAAATTCAAAGAATAAATTAAAAGAGCTAAAGACAATGTCTGCTAAAGGTGGAGATTCTGGGGAACAGTTGGAACTTCAAATAGATACTGCTATAGAAGGTATTGAAGCTTTGATTATAGCGGAAGACGCATTTAAGAAGGCAAACAATCTCACACTAAAAAACACAAATTTAAAAAATAAAGTGGCTGATTTCAGGGTGATGTCTGGATCAAGAGGATCAATTAATAGATTGAACGACCTAAGAGACATGGATAATGTTTCGGCGGGAAGAATATCAAGCATTGACAGGATAGCCAAGCAAGCCGAAGCGGAAAAAGCTTTTAAGGTTTTGCAAAATGATCCAGGAGCAAGTAGGCTGGAGGTGCAAAATGCAAGGCTTGCCGCAGGAAGGCAAAGCATAGGAACTGTAAAACAAAGATCTTCTCTTATACAAATGAACAAAGATTTCGTAAGCGAAACGAAAAATTTTAGTGATTCTGCTATAGGTTCAGAAGAAAGGAGGAAAGCTGCAGAAGCAATGGTTAGCTTGGAGGAACAGATTGTTGAATTGACAGGGCAAATGGAAAGAGTCACTCCTAGGGATGGGGGATTTGGAAATGAGTTTAGAACAAACATGAATCTAGGCCTTGGTCAAGGATTTGCCGCTTTGGATTCTCAGGCAGAATCTATTTATGTAAAGCTTGGGCAGGATCTTCCTTTTGCATTTAGGGATGGGCTTACTAGCGCCATGACTTTAGCTTTAAATAAAGCGGACGATTTAAGTGGAAAAATAAAAGAAATTGGAATATCTTTGTTGCAAATGGTACAACAAGCATTTTTGCAAAGTGCTTCTAGTAGGTTGGTGGGAGGAATGCAAGGTTTGTTTGGTTTAGGGAAAGCTGAAGGCGGTTATGTCTCAGGAGGTAGTGGTGTTCGAGATGATGTTCCAGCAATGCTGATGGGCGGAGAATATGTTATCAAGAAAAGCGCTGTTCAAAGATACGGATCTGATTTTTTAAATAAATTAAATAATGGAGAAATATCTGGATATGCCAAAGGAGGGCCCGTATCATTATCAATGAGTTCTCCAAGAGCAGCTGTTAGAGAAGCCGTGGTAGATGAAAGTAAATACGGAGATATAACTACTTACAAGACTAAAAGCGCGGATACAGGAATGGACTCTAGGCTCAGTGGTTACGCAAGAGCTAACGACAGAACTATTCAAGAGTATTTTGACGAGCAGGAAAATCAATTCAGGCAAGACCTTCAGACCGTTAAGCAAAGGAAAAGCAGAGATGAGAATTACCAAAGGGCTCGCACTCAAAAAAGAAAAGCTTGGCAGGGTGCATTGTTAGGTATAGCGGGAGGTGTTGCTTTATCAAAGGGAATGGATTGGTATAAGAATACAGATTTTTCAAAATCCAGGGCAAGAAAAGGGGTCACATCACAAATGGATAAAAAAGGGTTTGTCAACACAAAGGGAAACTCTATTGGTAAGGTCTACCAAAATCCAGATGATGTATATTCGGCCAAGTCGTTTATAAACAGAATGGCTAAACAAAATCCGACTCAGGCAGCAATTGCGGCTCAAGAGTCAGGGATTAAAACAAGCATAAGTAAGAGCGGTAGAGTTATATATAACTCTTCTGGGGGGAAAGTTCCAGCGATGCTTCAGGGAGGAGAATACGTAATGAATCCTTCTGCCGTTAACAAGTACGGAAGCTCCACGATGTCTAAAATAAACAATGGAACTTTAAATACTGGTTCGTCAGGATCAAGCGCTCAAGGTGTTAATAATAACAACGAAGTTAATATCAATGTTAATGTAGATTCTTCTGGGTCAGCAAAAACCTCTTCAGGCGGAAGTTCTCCAGAAAACCCAAAGAAATTTGCAGAAAAAGTAAAAGCTGCGGTATTGCAAGTAATACAACAAGAAAAAAGAGTAGGCGGTTCCTTGAGGTAAAATGAAAGGCTTGGTTTATACTGAAGATCAGGGCTTCGTGATTGATGGCACAAAATTATCTGGGGTATCTTCTGTAAGGGGTAATTATTCGATACCAACTCAAGAGAATTTATTTTTAGGATACGAGGGAGATCCAAATTTAATACAAAATGCTCCTGGTAGGGCTAATTTTTCTTTCGAGAAACAGATGTTGACATCTGACGAAGAGATAACTGACTTAGTTACTGGCTCAGGATTTGGAGGAGCAGTTTTATATAATAATAGGAAATTAGCTTTTAATAGTGGATTTCTATCTTCTTATTCTGCTTCATTTCAAGTTGATGAGATACCGTCTTCTTCAATATCTTTTGATGTGTATGGCGATATGGGGCCTAATGTGGTTTTTAGCAACACACGAGAGCAACAGGGGCCATTTGTCCCTGCGTCTAGTGGTATAATGATAAATTGCGATGGAAGGCAAACTAATAGAGTTACAAGCTTTTCTTACTCTATTTCATTAGAAAATAAACCAGCATTTAAAATAGGGAGTTTTTATCCATGTGAAGTTTTAAGAATGACTCCTTATAGATGTAACTTCGCAGTTAATATAGAAGTTGATGATTATGAATCTAGAGATCTTTATGGTTATATAAAAACAGGAATACATGAGAAAAATATAGAAATTTCTTTATCAGATAAGTGTGACATTAATAAAAAAATTATATATAATCTAAGCGGAGCTAAATTAACTTCTGAAGTTTTATCTGCATCTACGGAAAATTCAGTAACTGTATCTCTCAGTTATTCTTTGTCTACCCATAACCCACCGAGTATAAGATATATATGAGTAAGTATATAAAATATAACGAATGCTTGGTCGAGATCAATGGCAAGAAAATGCTCGGTTTATCTGCGGATTTAAACGCTGATGCCTCCTTGGCTCCTAGTAAACCAATAGAGGTTAACTCTGTGGATTATAGGGCTAATGCAGCATTGAGTGCATCGTTGAATGTTAGTTATTATGTGACTGGTCTAGAAGATCATATATCATCACTCACTGGAGACCATTCATGCAGCGGATCTTTTGGTGGAATTAAGTTTTCTGGAGCATATCTAAATAAATATTCTGTAGATATTGAGCCTTATGTGCCAGTTGTCTTTTCGGCGAATTTCTCTATATTTAGCGGTTACGATGAAAGCTCTATAACTCCAGATTCTTTTTCTGGAAATGCATTAGACTTCGCCAACGGGGCTTATACTGATATTAATAATATAGATTCAATTAATGTCGGTATTGATTACCCTGTTTCAATAAATTATTCCGTTGATTGTGAAAGAGTGCCGAGTTATGAAATAGGAAGTGAATTCGCTTGCGGTGTTAGGTATGGAACGGTCACAAAAAGCCTTTCTATAGACGGCGAAAACATAGGATCTTTTATTGATTTTTCAGGAAAGAATATAGCTAAGGTTTCATTAACCCCCAAATCAATGAATAACTCCAGAAGGGGCGAGGTAATAGAGTGTGAGGGGGTGATATATTCCCAGAACCTTTCGGTATCAAAGGGAGATGTCTTAGGTGGATCAATTAGCATAACAGAGAGGGTTAGATAATGGCACATACTGTAAATTTTATAAACAATGTCGGAGCAGGGACTCCTGGCGGAGTTATAAACGACAGCTCTTTACTTAGACTTAAGCTTCTTGATTCGTCTTGGAATGTTATTCAAGAATTATCAATCGGGCAAACATCCACAACTGTTGGAGCTAACTGGGCATATTCTAGATTAACTCATCCAAATGGACAACACATAGACTCATTATTAATAACTAACACGACAGATGCTGGTTGGGGACCTCTTTTAAATGGAACAATGACGAATTACCTTGGATGGAGTGCTAGGCATACATTTGGATCTGAGCCAGACTCAGTCTGGAATATTGAAGCTAGGAGTATTAGCGATGCTGATATAGTAACATTCGACGTGGACCCTTCTTATGGTGGAGTTTTTTCTACCAGCAGATTTGCATTAGTAACCATGCAGGTTATTCCTGATGACAATATTGGTGTGTCGCCATTGTTTAACCAATCATTATCTGAAAATGTTCATAAGTATGTGAAAGTTGAGCCAGCAAGAATGAAAAGCTTACACTTCAGGATGCTATCTACTAATGCGACTAATTTTAGAATCAAAAAAATAAAGATTGAGAATTTAGCGCTTGGAACATCAGTAATTAAAACCATAACTTCTGGTTGGGAGAGCGATGGAAGTAGTTATATCCTTACTGAGACCGCTTCCTTTTGGGGTGCGTCGAGGAATAATTGGAGATTTACACTCCTGGAAGTTGAGGCTAAACCTGCTACGATTAGCCCTAGAGATATATGCGACGAGTCTTTTCAAAGCGGAAAATTTTGGGATTTAAAAAAATCTTACTTTGATGAAAGCGTTAATTCGGCAGGGGGGTTTTACAATAATTTCGAACAATTCTCAAGTGGTATAAGAACCGATTCAACTTTAAAAAACTTCACATATGAGAGCCCATTTAATTATATTCCGTCTTATGGTTCATCTGTAGATATATCTTTTGATAATGACATTATTGAATACGGCGAAAGTTATTCATCTTTTGATCCTGTACACTTAAATAATATTAGATTCTCTATGAATTTAAATTTTACAGATAAATCAGACGAGCAAGCCAGTGGTATATCGACATACATTGAAAATGCTGGTAGTCACGGGAAGTTTCCTTATCAAGTTAAAGATAGAATAGGTCTGACTAATCAAGAGGCTTATAAATCATTATATTCTGTTCCTCCATATTTCGTACAAGATTTTAGATGTGAAAGTTTGAATGTTGATAAAAAATTCAAAGATAATAATGATGTAAGCATGTTTTTAGTTAATGAAAACTTGTCTATTTTTTCTATGAAAAATATATTGGAAATGCCTTGCATGCCAGAATCGCAAAGACAGATTATATCTGGAGCAAGATCAGCGGACTCCTTAGGAATAAAACCGTCCCATTCATTACCTATAACAACCAATTTGAAATCCCAAAGATTCGCATCGAGAAATTCTAGAAATTTTACTGAAAGTGATGGAATAAATTCCTTGGCCAATTCCTATGACTTAACGTATAATAATTTAAATAACGAGGAATTATTAGAGGTTCTCAATTTTTATGTTTATAGAATGGGTGTTAAAAAATTTAATTTTAAAATAAAAGAGCCTTATGTGAAGGAAGGTACATTTTTATGTAGAGGAGTTAATCACAACTATGTTTTCAAAAACAACCATACAGTAAGAGTTAAGATATTGGAAGTTTTTTAAAAAAAATTTAAAATATAATTGAATGACAAGTCGAAAAACAGAGAATATAAATAGAGAACTTTTCGGAAATGACCCGAATCTTTTAATAGATTTTTACACTATATACGATATACCTAATACTACTGATATCATTAGATTTCACGGAGGTGTTAGTGAAGTTAATAAAAACATTATATTTAGCGGGAATGTTTATAAGTATTTACCTTTTGAAGCTGAAGGGTTTGATTTAAAAACGAGTGGATCTTTAGCTAGACCCTCCTTGAAATTAATTAACTTAAAAGGTTTCTTCTCTGGTTATATAAAAGATAAGGAAGACTTATTGGGAGCGAAAGTAAGAAGAGAAAGAACTTTTTTAAGGTTTTTGGATAAAGATAATTTTATAAATTATGATAAGGATATAGATTATTGGAACTCTCTTGGGATCAATCCTGACCCGACTTCAAAGCTTGAAGATCAAAACTGGATAATTAATAGAAAGTCATCTGAAAATAAAATATTTGTTGAGTATGAGTTGATTTCACCTTTAGACCTAGAAAATTTAAAAGTACCTAGGAGGCAGGTTATAAACAATTATTGCTTCTGGAAGTATAGAGGAGAGAGCTGCGGTTACTCTGGGCCTCCTGTAGCTGATGCTAACGACGCTTTGTTTACATCGGTTTTAAATGACAGGGGGCAATGGCAAGAATCTATAGCTTATGCAAAAGGAGATTTTGTTTATGTCGAGGTTACCGAAGGGAGTAAATTAAGGAAGGTTTTTTATATTTGTGTGTCAGATAACAATTCCGATTCAGAAAACAGACCCACCGTGAGTACTGAGTTTTGGGCTGCAGACGAATGCTCCAAAAAATTAAAGGGATGCAAGTTTAGGTTTAAGGGGGATGATGGGGAGCATTTGCCGTTTGGAGGGTTCCCAGGAAGCAGAATTTTTTAATGAAAGAGGCTATAAAAAAACAATTTTCAGATTTTAAAAATGAAGAATGTGGTATAATTTATTTTGATAAAAAAGTAAAGTTAAAAAAGTGTGAAAATATAGCAAGTAGACGTTTTGAGAACTTCGAAATATCTATAAAGGATTACTTAGATTTGAAGAAAGAATTTCAAATTTTTGGTTTATATCATTCTCATATAGAATTTGACGAAAGCTTCTCTAGTAAGGATGTTATTCATTCTGAAGAATTAATGGTGCCCTATTTTGTTTATAGCTTTAAAACTAAAAAGAGTAATTTATATATACCGAAAAGTTTAAATCTCAAAAAAGCGACAAAATCTCTTTGTAATTTTTTAAAAAGAATCAGGAAAGAATATGGTGTATAATATTATAGGATAAAGGATGAAAAAGGTATTTTTACACGGTTTCTTGGGAGATAAATTTGGAAAAGATTGGGAGTTTGAAATAAATAGCCCCAGTGAGATTTTTAGCGCTATAGATGCTAATTCTGAAAATTTTTTAAATGAAGTTATTAAGAAAGAGCAGCAAGGAGTTGTTTACAATATATTTATTGACAAAGCTCCTCTCTCTAGGGAGCAGGTTAGTTTGAGCCTGAGTAACGTCGATGAAATTCATGTGGTACCAGCCTTAAAAGGAGCAGGGTTTTTGGGGGATTTTTGGGACACAGATATGGGCAGGTATGGAACTTATACTACTGCAGGGGGGATGGGCCTGGAGTGGGCTGGTGGATTAGATTTTTTCCAAGACATATCTCTGGATTGGATTCCGTTCGTTGATGATTTTTCATTAGGGGATTTAATGATTGGGGTTGGGGAGTTCGCTCAAGAGATCGGTATAGCAATGATGTTGCAGGGAGCAATTGAGGCATTGACTGACGAGCCAGAACACCCTGAGGTTGCGGACGAACAATCATCAAACCCATCAAGCTCTTCTTTTATTTTTTCTCAACCAGGAAATAATGTTAAACAAGGAGTATCTGTTCCAGTGGGTTATGGTAGATTGAGGGTAGGCAGCAGTATGATTTCTTCGTCTGTTTTCAACTCTAGATTAGTCAAGTTTCCTTATATGGTGATTGATTCTATAGAGTCAGACTCTCCATCTGCCCCTGGGGGGAAAGTGAAATTGAAAACAGAAGCGGTTCAGCATCATAATATATAGTAATGCCTGTTTATATAAATGCCGCTGCTACGGGACTTAATCCTCATGTTGGATTTAGGGCTGTTACTGGACATGGTAATGTTACCCCTTATGAAAAAAACCTTTACGAGTCTACATCTTACTTCAAGGCTGTAGACCTTTTATCAGAAGGTCCCGTGGAGGGTTTTTGCGATGCGACAGGAAGGTTAGTTAGCGGTTCTGATATTTTAAAAGGAGTATATTTAAATGATGTACCTGTAAAAATAACCACAGATTTGGCTAAGCCTGATTTGTATAATTTCAGGAGTATAAATACAGTTTTTAAGCACGGCGAAGAAAGTCAATCTGGGGTTTATACTGGTCAAGGTAATGCAGGTATTGTTGATGTTGATAACTTTTATTGGTTGGAAGATTTTTCGTATGCTTCTAAAACAATCACTAAAAACGTTAATTTGCCGAATTCAAAGATGTTGGCGGGTAATGAAACTTCTGTTTTCAGAACCTCTCATAGTGTGATTGATCATGATGTAGATTGGATTGGAGTTACTTTAGAGCTGGGGCAATGCAGTTTTACTGAGAACGACGGTTGGTTGACGGGCAATCATGGAATGGTTCACATATGGGGAGACATTACGGGATACTATCATCGATCTACAAAAAAAATACTACCCATTCCCCCTGTATCTACAGAATACCATGCTTATGTTCATTTTACTGGAGTATGCACATCTTCATATAAGGAAGATATTCTATTTAAATTAAGGGATCCTGAATTTGGAGCAGACTCCTCTAAAAGATCTAGACAAATATACATAAGGAATTTAACAGATGAACCTACTAATTTTAGATCTAAATTTTCCGCCAGACTTGCTACAGTAACAGAAATCACTAAATCTAATTTAAGTTATCCTAATTCCGCTTATGTGGGAACCGTATTGAGCGCCGAAAGCTTTTCTCAAATACCCAGAAGAACTTTTGATTTAAAATTAAAAAAAGTAAAAGTACCTTCTAATTATGAGGATTCAGGGGATGGGCCAAACGGCCCAGTCGTGGAAGATAGGCATGTGGGGGTCTGGGATGGTAGATTTAAAGACGATTTAGAGTGGACAGATAATCCAGCATGGATATTATACGACTTAATTACAAACGATAGGTTTGGGCTTGGGGAATATATAACTGATTCCGACATAAATAAATTTGAGCTTTACAAGATAGCCAAATATTGCGATCAGTTAGTTCCCACTTCAAAGTTAAAGAAATTCGCAACAAATACTGACCCTGATAGATTCAGGAAAGAGAGGAGATATTCTTGTAATGTTTTGATACAGAATAGAATGGAGGCTTATAAAGCTATACAGGAAATAGCTTCGGTTTTCCAGGGAATGGTTTATTTTGATGCGAATAAAATTGTAATAACTCAAGATAATATAACTGAGCCTTGTTTGAAATTTACAAATGCAAATGTAAAGCAGGGTGATTTTCAATATTCTGGAACATCTAAGCAGACAAGGTTTACAGCAATAAAGGTTGCTTATAAAGATAAAGAAGAAAATTATTTACCTAAATATGCATATGTAGAAGATGCAGAAGGAATAATAAGGCATGGAATTATAGAAAAAGAATTAGCTGCCGTTGGTTGTACTTCAAAAGATCAAGCTTTAAGGTTGGGCAGATGGGTTTTATTAACATCAAATAAAGAAGAGGAAACGGTATCTTTCGTAACTGATAAAATTGCGGAGCATTTAAGGCCAGGTTATGTTTTTGAGGTATCTGACTCTATAAGAAATGGCTACAAAGGAGGCGGAAGAGTTAAGAAGGTTGTTAATAATAAAAATGTTGCCAGCGATAATTATATTTTATTAGACGATACAGTAGATACAAATGATTATAATTTTCAATCGATAAGTTTTAATATACCTGGGGAAGACTTAGAAGAACAGTCTAAGCAATTTAAAACTTTTATACATAGAAATGGCCACTCAATAGGGTCAGCCGACAATAACTTAAGAAATTTTCCTTTTACAAATTTAGATTCTAGTGCCTCTTTAAATCCTAGTTTAAATAATTACATAGAGAATACTCCTTCTGGAGCTAAGATATTAACACATGAAACTCAAGATTTAATTCTATCAACGGGGATCACTGGAGATTATGTAAATAATAAACTAGGCTTAGGTTTAAAAACATTTAATGATTATTTACTAGACGACTCTGTTTTATCAAACTTAAGAGATGGAGCTAATAGAATCACTAATACTCAAAAAATAAGAGAAGGGGATATATACATACTTGAAGGAACTGGGGATGCTGGTTATTTGTGCGGAGCAGGAGTAACGACAAAACAATTTAAAGTATTATCTGTATCATCTAATGAAGACGGAAGTTATGGAATTGTTGGGTTAGAGTATGATCAAGACAAGTTCAAGGATGTTGAAAAACTAAATACGATCTATAAAGAATCCGATTTTGAGCTGGAACCGACTGACCCACCTCCTGGCGATGGTGGTCCAGATCCAAATCCAGCAACTCCAGAAATCATTAAGCAGCCAGTAAGCTTTGGTTTTCCAGAAGAAAATACGGTGGATCTTGTGGTTAGAGCGACTGGTTTCGTTAATACAGAAGGAGTTAATAAATCCAAGGTAGAATTCTTTTTTCACAACACACAAGAGAATGGAAAATATTATAGCAAAGGACAGTCTAATTCAGCTGGATACAGAATTAGAGTTCAAGAGGTTACGGACACTTATTACGGAAATTTAGCCGCAACACCTGGCGTCTTGCAGGACGGAGAATATTGCATATCAGGAGTTCAAGATTGTGGAGAGTATGAAGTTTTATACGATGGGTCAGATAAAGCCGTGGTTGGCGGGCAGGCGAATAAAATGCTTTCGGTTCCAAATTATCTAGATGGAGATTTTAAACAAGATTATATCATAGAGAGACCTCGGGTAATGAATGAAACTGGAAAGGGTAATCTTTCTGGGTGTTCTGTATTTGGTACAAAATCTCAAGACGTGATAACTGGAAACATTCTTTCTGGAGAATTTGAGCTGGCGAATCCAGATAAATATTATGAATTAAGATGGTCTGAATATAATAGTTTCGGGCAAGGTCCTGAAAAAATAATGTTCTTCAGGGCTGAAAGAGACAGAACTCCTCCTGGAGCCTGCTCTAATTTCCGAGCAAAAATTGTATTTGATAATATTCATTTTAACTGGGATAATCCTAGTGATACAGATTTAAATCACGCAAGAATATATACGGGCAAACACGATATAGCTCCACTGTATACAAATGGAAAAGATGATTTCTTAATTAAATCAAGCTCTAATTTTGCGGTGTATCCTTTAGACCAGTTTAACAAAAATAGGGGTTTTGGCCCCGACTTGAATGGAAGTTTTCATATAAGAGCTTTAGATCATGCTGGAAATACTGGGGAAGCTGATAACAGTAATGATATATCTATAATGCAATTCGGCGGAGTGGATTTAATATTATCAGGTAGTGTTAGATTGGGTAATGATGGAACGCAAAATTCATATATAACAGCTTTTTATTCTGGAGATTTTAACGATCATTCAGATTTTAAAGAGTACAATTTAAAAATACAAAATAACACAAATAACGAAATATATAGTAGGTCTTTACCTAGAGTTGATGACGGAGGATGTGTAACTTGTTCTGGTCAGTATGATTATTTAGCTGTTGGAGGAAGGACATATACCTTTAGGTTGACTTCTCATGATATTCAGGGAAACAAGAGTGCAGAAGTTAGTAAAGATTTAAGAGCACTAAATGATGAATCTCCTCCTGGCCAGCATCTCTGGAAAGAAACTAATAAAAGTTCAAATAATATATTTTTATCATGGGCTAATCCTCCTGATAACGATTTAGATTTAACTATATTATATACAGGGGTTGCTAATGATACGGGTGTTGCTGCGGGAACTAATATACATCAAATATCTAAATTTCAATCAGAGGTTATACCATTAAGAGATTTCGGAGGAGATCAAAATAAAGATTTATATTTTTGGTTAAGAGGGGTGGATTCATCTAATAACACTGGCTTATTTAGTGTTGGTAATACAGATCCAGTAACATTTCCTGGAGGATTATTAAATGAAGTTCTTCCTCATCATAGTGGACAAAAATTAAAAATACAAAAAACTACTCCATTAAGACCTGAACATATACAATTAATAACTGGAATAGAAAATGATACAAAGGGCGACGGTTCTTCATTTGCTTATGTAGAGTATGTAATTACTGGAAAATTAAACTATGATCATTCTCATTACAAAGTAGATCTAGCAAAAAATTTAGGATTCAGCCCTTTGGTTGGTTCTCAGTTAGCAGATATAGAGTACGGAATTAATCCACCAACAATGACTGGCAGCGGGGTGTTTTCAAACCTTCTTGCTAATGAAGATTATTTTTTCCGTGCAAGAATAAAAGAGAATGACGGACGATATAGTGCTTATACAGTAGCTAAACCTAGGCCCTTTACAACGCCAAAAGATAACACCAACCCTAGTAATCCCGAAAATTTTTATATAACATCTGGGCCTAAACAAATTTTTCTAGAATGGGATTGGCCCAATGGAGCTGATTCTGATTTAGCAAGTGTGGTTGTTTATAAAACAGGTATTCCAACAGGAAGGCTGAACGAAAACTCAACACAGGGGAAATATTGCTGGAAGACTCAAGATATTAGTGGGTATTTCGATAATAACAAAGATGAGTATTCGTATATATTAAATCCAGGAACCGCATTTATAGATAGCGATGTAGAGACTGGGATCTTTAGTGGTTATGGAGTAGGAGCGGGCGATATACACGATCAACCTAGACAAGAAGTTCTGTACCATTACTTCCTTAGGACTGTAGATAGATCTAATAATACAGGTATAGGTTTTGTTTCGGGAATAGCTAGCAACACTCATAATTCTTATTTTTCAGATCCCGCAAAACAAAAAACATCTTCTTTCGTTAATCAAAAATACGGAGTAGTTCCTCATAATTTAGGTTATGTAACTGGGGGGGCTATTGACGATTCTTATCTTGGAAATATAAGAGCTAGTAAAATATTAACAGATTCAATAACTTCAAATACGATAATTCTAGCTAACCCTAGTGGAAGAATGGTTAGCGATAATGTTTATGCAAAAGGCTTGGCAGATCCTAAATATATGTATGGCATCGGTGAGGGGCTGTATTTGGACCATAGAATGCTAAGAATAGGGAACCCTTCCTTGGGTGAGCAGGGACTGTTCTGGACAGGTGAGAAGCTGGGCAATGGGGATTTCAAGCAACCCACATGGACAGATATAGGAAATGGGCTTTTAGGTCATGATATAGAACCTAATACTCTTGAAATTAGAGGAGATATGACAGCTGGAAGCATCTCTATAGGTAGCGATCCATCTACTCAGCTAAGAATTAAAGAAGATGGTGAACTTAGCATAGGAAATCAGGCTCTTAGGATATCTGGATATTTTACTGGAGGAGCTGGAGCTATCAACCAACCGCACATAAGAGGTAATGCTAAGCCAGTTAATGTACAGTTGAATTTAGATGATTATTTACCTTTAGGGAAAAATCAATTCAGGGACAAAATTGATGCAGTAAAAGCCGCTATAAACAGGGGGGCATTTTTAGAAATTAATTATGGAAATGGAGGGCAAGATATAAGAGGTATAACTACCTCCTCTACTTATTTCACTTACAATGATATGGGAACCTCTCCAGTTCTGGACTACACTGAGGGAGGTGGTCAGCATGAAAAATTTGGATATGTTCAATTAACATCGCCAATATTAGATTATCAGGTTGATACGGGCTGGTCTCATGTTGCAGCTGGAGAAGATAGAGATTGGTGGAGAATAGTAGATGTTAGATTTTTAGTCACAAATGAGGGAACCTTATATGCACAAAATGCCAACATAGCAGGAACTGTAACAGCTAATCATTTTGAACCTAGACAAACTATAATTTTAGGAGACGAAGTTAATCCCGAACTAAGTGTTATAGAAAGCTTTGGGTTCAGGAGTAATGAAAATTGCGATGTTATACCATCTGGGTTTCAACTAAGAGGAGATGGAACCGCAACATTTTGGGACTTGAAAGTTCTGTCTGGAATGATAAGTGGTTCTAGTATTAATGTCGGCAAGTGCGATCAGAGCAATTTTTTTAGAGCTGATAATGAGGGAAATATAAGTATAGGACCTGGAACTGTATATGATGATGTTAGAAACAAGTTTCACGTAAATAATGATGGCGATTTGTATGCAGTAAATGCAGTTGTTAGTGGTACTATAAGTGGAAGTGCAGGACGAATTGGCGGATTAGAATTAACAGAGAATTACATTTCTACTTTTGATGTCTCAACCTCAACGGCTAGAAATCATTATACAGATACAGATAATACAGGTATATATATTGGAAAAGATGGTACATTTTCATTGGCAAATGGAAAAGGAAATATAATTGAATATGCTGGGAATAATGATTTCGTAAGTATAACAGGAATACAAAGTAATGATTTCAGCACAGCTCTTGTTGGGGGAAAGGCTAGAGGTTTTTATTTAAGAGGTTCCAATGCGGGCTCTTTTGTGTCTAATTTTAAGACGGACCCTGCGAGTGCTTCTGGAATTGCAAGCTTAATAGATACTCAATTATGTGGAGAAATTCCATTTCCTTTAGCGAATAGAACATATCATATAATTAGCGGAAGTAAAGTTAATTATAATATATTGTCAATAGATCAAAGTGCTGGAATAGGAACAACTGCATTTGCAGCCTGTGTAGGGGGTTTTAATCCATCCGCTGGTAATATAAATATTGGCGATGACCTTACTGTCACAATGCCTAATAGTACAAATGGGGCTACAAAATTCTGTTTTAATATCGGACTGAGCAGACCTGATGTTTAATTTTTAAAAAAATTTTTTATAATTTATTATGAATGTAAAAGAATTATCAGGAATAGAGATTAAAGCTTTGTTATATGATTTGTTTATTGAGAAACAAAAAATTGATAATAGTATAAGAATATTTCAAGAAGAATTAAAAAAGAGGAACGAGGTTAAAGAAGAAAGTAAATAATAATGCCTTACGACCAAATATATTGGAACGGAGGAGGAGGCTTTGAAGATCCAGGGGAATATATAACATCAGCTCAACAACGAATGGTTGTAGGTAAAACTGCAAACAGTCATCCAGATAGCTTATTTACCCCCCACCCTGCCGTTGAAGATCTAAACAACTTACAGACAGAGCCCACTGCGCAAGATCCGAATCAGGCATCAATTTCTGATTATTTAGCTGTTACAGGTAGTAGGCAGGGATACTCCAATACCCCTGCATACGCAGATTTTATAGCAAATAATTCTAATGATACATTTTTCATGGGAGTTCATGACAGTAATAGAATTAGTGTTACTCATGCTGGAATTCCTTATAATGGATGTCGATTAATTTTGAGAACTGAATTTGGTTATGCAGCAGGAAGGCCTACTTTTACTACTAATTTAGTGGGAGGCGGTACTGCGGAAGATAATCTAGTTGAATCATTTGATTTTAAAAGTTTTTCGGTTTATAAAAATAATGTATTACAAAGACCGAGGGAATCAAATCATGCGGGCAGGAGATTTGTTAATATAACTAGTGCAAATAGCACTTTACCCGCTACTGCAACGGTAGCTAAAGCGGGAACTACTTTAACCTTTGCAAATGTAGATATAAGAACTTACTTGTTACCTAATTTTGTTGTAGTTCAAGGTGCAAATAGATTAAATATAACTAGTATAGATAGCATCACCACGGCAACGACGGATAGTACTGTAGCTAATTTTACGGCAGCCACCTTTTCTATAGACATAGCGTGTGGATCTCCAGATGTTGATGACTGTGCTGTTTCTACAAGTAATCAATTAGCTATACGAGGTAGAGATTACAGAGCTGCTGGAGTGCAGGGCCAAGGCAACAATGCAACTTGGGGATTATTTTGTGTAAAAGATGCTCTGGTTAATGGAAATGTTGTAAATAATGTTTTTAGAGATACCACTAAAAACGGTGTATCTGAAGGTAATTATTGGCCATTAGAACATCCTTTATTTAGTCGATTCCTAGACGTTTTTCCAGGATCACAGGATACTACGTTCAATGGATGGTGGGATTTTGATGGAGACTCAGTCCATGATACGCCAGGGCGACTTGATCAATATAGTATGTTTTCAAGTGAATATCAGCAACAAGGAACAACGCAGGTGTTTCTTTACGATGTCAGAGGGTTTGGAGCAAATCTTAGAAAAAGCTCTGCCGCTTGGCCTTGTTACGGAAATGATATTGGAGCGTTAAGTGCGAGAGCAAATGCAGGACGACTTCCTGTACCTGTATTAAATAGAGACAGCCCAAAATTGACAAGATGTTCTGTTGGACTAAAAGAGGATACTGGAGCGGGTTTTCAGGAGGATAATGATGAAATTTTAGCTAGAAATGCTTACCCCTTTTGTTTAGCACAATATGGATTTGACGATCCTTTTCCACGACCAAATACAGCAGATCATTATTTAACTTTATGGGAAACAGACGAGGTTATTGCGCCTGGAGATGTATTTAGCGTGGCCTTATCAACTTTGTCTTACGAGAAAAGCCCTAATTTTAAATTTGCAGATATGAGATATCAGTTAATTTTAATGGCTAAGAATTAAAACGTCCAAAGCAGATTAGCGCGGTATTCTTCGCTGCTATCTCTAAGTTGGTCTGCGAAGTTGAACTGCGTTTCCACTCCAAAGGATAAAGACTTGGTGAAGTTATGAAGGTTCATTGCAAGTTTTGCACTTGTACCCATGAAAGAATCTTCTTTGATAAAAGAATCGCTAGAATCTAAAATATATTTAGAAGTAATTGAAGCTTCAATCGAAAAGTTATCAGTAACATCAACTTTGTAGGCAAGCCCTAGATCTAGAGCTTTTCCGCTTAAACCTCGAGTGCTCTGATTTACTACCTGAGTCTGCCTAGCTTTATCGACAATAAGATCTTCAGTCACCACACTTCTCGGGCCTGTGGTTTGGCTCTGTAAGAAGTGGGCGTTACCAAGGGAAATTCCACTAGTCCTATTGTATTCCTTAACAGTTCCTGACATTACACTGTATCCACCTAGAATAGAAACATCTCCGTAGTCGCCCGTGAATCTTTTTGTGTAATGTACGGGGATCCTTGCGAAGTTTACTTCAGCCGCCTCTATCGCCTCGGTTTTGTTTTGAATAAACGATGATGGGTTTGCATTAAACTGCTGGAGTACTTTTTGCTTTGCATCTCCAGTTAAAATATCTCCTTTGCTATTTCGTATAGTAGTGAATTGCCCCCCTTTGACTTCGAAACATTTTTCTTTTTTTGATAAAGTCACTGTTTCTCGAATCTGTGTGACCCGCTTTATTTGTTTTACTAAACCAGTTACTTTTACCGCACCGTAAACTTTATCAGCGTTTCCTATCTGATTAAAATTTGAGTCAAGTTTTTTCCTTGTGATTATCTCTTGATGAGCTGTAAAGTCTACTTGTTGTTGCTTGAGCTCATCAACCTTGTATTTATATCTCAGGTCAGGAGTTCTTGGAGCTACGACTGAAGTTCCTTGTAATTCTCCATACAGCTTTTTTTTGCAAACTTGAGCTTTACTATCGTAACTACTGATGTTTCTGTCGTTTAAGGCTTTCGCTCTGTCTTCTGCAGCTTGTATCTTTCCACTAAGACGGTTGAACCGACGTTCAAGAGCATCAAAATCACTAATAAATGAAGAGGTTTTTTTTACTGTTACATTATTTGACATTATTATTTCCTGGTTTTAAATGAAATATTGAAATTCCATAGTTACATTGATGTGGCATTGAGTATCTCCTTCTGAAGCAGAGGGCCTGTTAATAGAAATTAAGAATGCATCGCCACTTGAAAAATGTTGAAGTTGAGAAAATTCAAAATTATAAGTTTGATTTGGGTTTACGGGTATAGTTTGTAGCGGGGTAGTCTCTATAATACCGATATCGGTGGGATCTCCATCAACCGCTTGATTTTGAACTCCAGTAAGTATGTTGAATTCAAAATCTCTAGATTTAGTTGCTATTCCTTTTTGAGCCCTGGGTCGGCATAGAGCTCTTACTATTCTTCCGTCTTGAGGAGCCACTATTATGTGAGAAGATTGAGTTAATGCAGTGGCTCTTTCTTTCGTAGCTGATTCTCCTGGGTGAAGTGGTAAATATATTGTTTTACCTGAATCATTATCATTAAAATATATATGAACATAATCAGATAATTTTAAATTTACTATAGATGTAGCATCAAGATTCCCCTCTATAGTAACATCCCCCTTGAATGTTTTATGTCCAAAAATTGATTGGTCTCCTGTCGTATAAACTCCATCGGTAACTGTCTCAGCATTACCACTTATATTTCCACTTAAATTACCAACGATTGATGAATCAAAAGTTTTAAGTCCAGATATGATTTGGTCTCCAGAAACATAAACTCCAGAGGTTACCGTCTCAGCATTACCGCTGATATCCCCATCTAGATTCCCAAGAATTGAAGAGTCAAAAGTCTTAATTCCAGAAATTACCTGGTCGCCCGTAACATAAACTCCGTGAGTAACAGTCTCGGCATTGCCGCTTATATTCCCACTTAAATTACCGATTATTGAAAACTCTGAATACAAAGGAGCTCCAGTAATGAAAACTCCACTTTTGAATGCTAAAGTTAACGATTCATCAGGACCTTCGAAGAGATCAGGGTCTCGTCCATCAGTTATAACCATAGCTCCCGAATCTCCTATGATATTATCAAGAGACTCAATCTCGTCAGTTACTATTCCTTGCTCAACGTATAGTTTCGATCCAGTAACGAATACGCCGCTTCTGAATGCTAAAGTTAACGATTCATCAGGACCTTCGAAGAGATCAGGGTCTCGTCCATCAGTTATAACCATAGCTCCTGAATCTCCTATGATATTATCAAGAGACTCAATCTCGTCAGTTACTA